ACTTGGGCAAGAGTAAAGCCTGTTTGGTTTTGAGAACTGGATAAAGTTTGGTAATTCTAAATTACCGTCCTTGATATGGCCCAGCACAAGAGTGTCATTAACAATAACATTAAACTTAGATCGAGGAGGCGGTTCATCGGCTAGTATTCCTCCAGCAGAGTAAATGGGAGCGTTGTTTTCTATTGCCAGATCAGTTTTTGAATCAACATAGGTGGCAGTATTGGCGGGGACTTCATCGAGTTTAAAAAAGTCCTGCCCACCATCGAATGTCCTATAAACCGCCACCGAAATATTAGAGACATCGTACTCGCTCATCGAGCTAAGGTTAGGCAGGGTAATTGTAATGTTTTGTGCGTTAGGAGTCCCAACATTTGAAACTTCTAAAAAAAGTATGTCGCTATTTTCAATAAATGTTTTATCTAGCGTTTGATATGTGTATTTGTAATGAAGCGCGTAAAGATATGAGCTACCAGACCCACCAGCACTAGAAATTAACTCTGTGGCCGTAGACTTTGCCGTAACTTGGTGAGAGCTCCCACCTGATGTGTGGGCTGTGCCATCAGCATCATGAGCATTAAATTTTGCCTTAAGGTCAGTGAGTGCTGTCGCAGCACCGTAAATAGTGGTGAAGTCTCTTTGCTCTAATCTGTTGCTTGTTGCCCCCGGGTGAATGCCAGAGTTATCAAGGTGTAATTCATAATCAGTTAAAAGCTCTGAAGCTAATGTCAGTAAGGTATCAAGGTCTGTGGCATCAGGTGATGTAATTAATGATGTTTCAGCAGAAGAGTGTTCGCCAGTATCAACAGCGTGAGCATTGTATTTCGCCTTTATATCGTTTGCTAAAGTGATCGCATAGGTAAGAAGTATATGAGGCATCCCAAGGCGCTCTAGTTTATAAGTTGAACTTTGGTTTTTCCATGCCCTTAGGGGGTAAATCATATCACTACTAGTGAGCACAACATTGTCATTCCATCTAGAAAATCTAATCTTGCTTGAACTCGTTGCTCCAGTAAAAGCATCGCTTCCACCCGTCACGTTAATTGCTGTGGCACTTCCTGAGTCCATGAAATAAAGAGAGCTTTCGGCTTGAACCAAAAACTCAGTAGAGTAAGGGATGATAACTTGAGGCACTTCGTTTGTCGTGATTCTGTATTCAAATTTTGGACGGCTACCAGGCCTTGTAATGAGATCTTTATTTTCATCAATGACCATGTTTTTGATGATTTCATTTTGCCGAATGTCACCACCGATTGTGAAGTCAGTCATGCCACCGGAAAAATCATCAATAGGTAAAGCGCCCAAGTTATCCATAAATTATCGTTAAATCCAATGTGTTATCGTTTACTGTTACTGTCATTGTGGTGGCCGATGCTTTTGTCACAGTGGGAAATATTCTATCCCCCGTGGCATCATCAACAAAGCTTAAGGTGTTGTTTTCATAAGTCACACCACTTGGGAATGTCACTGTTGCCGCGTAAGTCGAGCCACCGGAGTCAGCCCCCCAGTCTCCACTTTCAATCGCGCTGGTGGTGGCCGTGATGTTTTTAGACTTTATCTTTTCGCCATCAGTACCGTCATGCTCATGAGAGTTTGATAAATCGATATTATCTTCAAGATTTGAAAACCATACGGACCCACGGTCTCCTGTCTCTGGCTTCTTATACCCTTTTGAAAGTGTTGTACTCATTGGATCTTTCCTCTCTCACAGCTTTTAAGTCTCTCATAAAGTTTTTCAGGATCCTCGCAAACCAACTTCTTGCCGTTGTGTTCGATGATTTTAAACTCCCAAACTATGGGCTCATCGATCTCGACTGTGCTTAGGCACCCAGTGTTAAATAGAATTAAAAACATCATTAAGTTTTTTCTCATCCTTTTCCTCTAAAGCCTTAGCCAGGGCGTCGAGATTCTTTTTCATCTCTTCTCTGGACATTTTCTTTTCTTTAGCCTGCCCCCCATTATAGAGGGCCTTATAAATAGCAATAAGCTCTGGCAAATAGCTCAGAGCCTTTAAGAGTGCTGGCATTAAAACTTGCCACCAATTTTAAACACCAAATACCCCAGGGCATCGGCACGAAACTTTGATTTCATTTCATCGTCAATTTGATCAATCCCATTGATTGCTAAATGAAGCTCATCGAGCAAACCCACATAGTCTTGAAGGTCGGCTTTCGCTTTCACCTTTTCATAGACTAGCTCTAGGAGATCAATCATCTCTTTAGTTTCTTTTGGCACGTTAATCACTTCTTCAATTGTTTGTACTTCACTCATCTTTTACCTCTCCTTGGTTGTTTTAAAAATCACTGGTTTCTACTAAATCGTTTCTTTCTTCTAGTTGAATGTAGGTTTCGCCCCTACTATTGTCGCCCGCAATCTTTGAGCTTGTTGACGTGGATGAGCTAACGAAAGTTAGAGAGGTGGCAGTCGCTTTGAACTTAAAGGAAACAGGTATACTAAAGAGGTCTGTGGATGTATCGGACGATTCATTTATTAAGACCATATAATAATCAAGAATACTGCTGTCATGCGTGGGACTAACAGACACCGCCGAATCAGCGACAATAACATCCAATTGAAAATATAATTTTCCAGTAACATCATACCACTTGCCAATTACAAGATTACTAAATGTTAAATCCGAAATAGTTGTATTTGTAGTAACATCAGCACTCAACGTTTTAGTTTGTATTTTATTCTTTTCTTTAACTGCCCCGATGACTGTGTAGTCTGGGAGGGATGAGATTTCTATCCAGTGGAGAGTTGTTGAGTTGCTTAAAGTCCCCGCTGGTCCCCTAAAACTAAGTAATTCACCTTTTTCTAAGTAACCAGACCAATCGAATTTATGAAAATTATAACTGGCATTTCCGTTTGTACTCACTAACTTGCTAAGAGTACCGTCAACGTATGCATATAATAGACCCGCCACCCCAGCGGTGTAAGCTATGCCGCCCTGAGCTTTATAATACCCAGTTTTTGGTGCTGTGAATTGAGTACCATTCCAAGCTCCGTGAGAGTCTCGAACTTCTGTAAAAGTAATGTTTGTAACGTTGGCAGTAATTGAATTACCACCATTGCCTGCACCACTAACCCTAACAGTCTGCAAGCTTAGCTCGTTGTCGTTCATTGTCGGGCCTGTTACGGCTGGGACTGTGTAGGTTGCTTGCCAGTTAGCTAACGCAGAAGTTGTGGCTGTATTTGCCCCGGAATAATTAACTGTATAGACTCGTATTGCCCCGGCGGTAGTAACGCTTGCTCTATATAATAGAGTACCCGTCTGGACGTAGAGGTTTGAAGTGTTAGCGACTGGTATCGCCCATTCTGGCAAAACTGCATCAGCACTCGCTGGAGTATAGTTTGATGCGTAGGTTAGAGCCGTTACAGCCTTAACAACAACTAGGTTCCCAACTCTCTCAACCTGAATTTCCCCAGCCGTAAAATCACCGCTTCCGGTCACATCAATAGTCGCAGACTTTCTATAAACCGTTTGAACTGAAGCCGCTGGACCAAGTTTAAACTCATCGAAATATAAGTCATAAGCACTTGCATTAGTGCTATTTACTTTAAGTCTAACTTCAATGCTTTCAGTAGTAGGCCCAATATCAACATGACCATTAGCAGTTGTTGAAGTGCGGAGGAACTCTAAATCTTCAGTAGCACCTGCATAAAGCTCAACGTCATTGCTTAAGTCCCAGAATTGAAGAACAAAATCTCCAGAGACATAAGCTGCATCAGTACAATCAAAAGCCATAGAGTAAAATAAATGACCTTTACGTCTATCAATTAAGTCTACGTCTTGCGTAGTGAGTTTAATATATTCACCCGAGGCATCGTTAGCAGACTTGGCTACTTTGAGTGAACCGCCCCCGGCCAAAGGTGCGCTAGTTTCCCGTGACAAAGTCAAATAGCTAGCAGATTCACCAGCACCGTCATCCGTAGTCCATGACCCAATTGTAGAATTAAGCTCAGCACTTATCGTATCAATGTAGTTTTTCGAACCACCACCACCAGCGGCATCTCCCCAAGAAACACCAGCAGACTGAGTGCTATCAGCCGTTAAAACCTGACCGTCACTTCCTACAGCCACACGAGCTGGTGTGCTTGCTCCTGTTGCTGCGTAAACATCACCCTTTGTTGTAAGAGTCGCTTTTGCTGTTTTTGTATCGGCATAAGCCTTAATCGATTGTTGTGTTGCAAGCTGAGTGGCAGAATCACTTGCCATATTATCTTCATCTAAAACAGCGGTCCCGCTCACCGATGTATTAATGACGGGACTAGTATGAGTTTTATTTGTTAGTGTTTGTGCCTGATCGGTATTAGCCACAGTTCTGACACCTGAACCATCGTGATATTTCACCTGGCCTGAATCAGCGGTTTGAATAACGGTCTCCCCACGCTTGGTGGGATTTGTACCTCTGGCCTCTAATTGCGCGTCAATTAACTGTGACTTTACTTTCATTACACGTCTCTTTGTGGAACTGCGTAAACGTGGAAGCGAACTTTACCATCCGTTAATGCCGCTGTTCCGATAGCGATTTGCAAAGCTTCACCTGAAGCAACAGCAATTCCACCAGCAGAACTGGCAAGAGTTAAACTATCAATTCCAGTAAACCCAGAATCAAAAGCCAATGCTCCAGTCAAACCAGTTGATCCAGCTTCAACAGTCACCGTCGCTGAGCCACCGCTTGTAAAGGCTGTTTCCTCATGAGCAATGATTTTTGTAACAATCATAGCCTCTGGGAAAGTGTAACCCAAAAGGACATCGCCAACGGCTCCTCCGTTAACAGCAAAGTCATAAGTTTTAGAAATAACTTTTTCCCCGCGAGCAATAGCTTTTGCAATACCCTCAGACTCCATGGTCCGGCTTGATTGCTTTAAAAATTCTTCTTGTTGTTTAGTTAACATTTTAAATTTCTCCTTAAACGTAGAAAATCCCTGGGCCAAGCTTCTCAGTCGTCAACCGACCCGCCACTACAGCCAAGGGACTCTTAAATTTATTAAACTATTGGATTCGGAATACTATGGATAATACCTTGGTGAGAAGGCGCTTGTATACAGAGGGTTGCCTCAAAACAAGTATCAATAATATTTACTTTTCCAGTCGCTGCGCGATCAACATAAAATTCGTTTCCATTAGCATCAACATCACGCTTAAAGAAAGAATTGCCAACTAAACAGATTCCTTTTTTATCAAGAACCATGCAAAGAGTCGGATCGATGTCACGAATAAAAACAAACTTAGCCATTCCATCAGGGCCTAAGATATCAACTTCACGCATACCATAAGAAGCCTTTTTAGTTTCAGCCTGGTATCTTTTGTTGTTCTCAAGTCCAGCGGCAATGTGCTGCATGAAAGAAAGGGGAAGGACCATGATTTTATCCATGCTACCTTTTCCTTGATCCATTACTTGGTAATAAGCACCAAAAAGATCATCAAGTAGAGTCGCTTTTTCAAAACCACTACCATCGATATTTACAGCCTGTAAAGTCGGGTAAGTCGCCTTAGCGTAACCAAAATAGTTAGTTGATCCACCCGCAGCAGCAGATAATAAAATATCTTTTATTGTCTGAGGTACATCGGCTTGACCTGGGTTATAAACCTTAGCGTTTTGAACCAAAGTGTAAGCTGAAAGATCCACGGCTGACCCGCCACTTCGAGCACTTTTAATCGTTAACACCTTAGTGTTAATGTTGATAGCTACGATGTAACCAGAAACACTTGAGGAGTTACCATCATCAACAACAACTTTTTGACCGATGTTAAAACGATGAGGATAGTTAACAGAAACCAACCCACCAGCGGTACAATCAGCAGTACACTGATCAATTGATCCATCACCAAAATAAGTAACAGAAGCCATTTGAGACATAAGCTCAGTGAAGCGAGTTAACCTATTAGGAAGGATTTTAAGATAAGAAGCTTTCATGTTTCCATGTCTGCGCAAATCTTTTTGAGTTATCTTATATGTACCCCAAAGCTCTTTAAGATCACTGTTAGTAAGTGTTCCCATTAAGAACGCATCTTCACCAATATCGTCTGCGGCTGTAAGAGCTCCCCAAGAAAAGTTCGCAGCTTGTGCGGCTTCAAATGGGATTTCCATGGTTCCACCATACCAATCCGTTTTCTTCTCGACCCAATTAATGAACCAATTGTGTCTTTTCAACATTTCCATGTGGAGGTTAAAGGGGGTATATCTTTTTAATACACTATTAAAACTTTCGTCTGTTGCTGCCATTAGATTTCCTTTTTCATATCTAGCAATAAATCCCCATAAGGCTTTGGCGCGATATTATTAGTATTTACTAATAGCAAATACCAAAAAAATATCACGCGACATAGCCAGGAGAAAAGTTAAAAACTAATCGAGATACCAAGTTCTTCCTTTGCGAGTCTCTCAAGATCCTCAGGAGTATTAATGGTTCTCTGTCCTGGTGAACTGCCATTACCATCAACGGCTGGTATCACTGGAACTTCCTGTCTTTTATTACCTCTGGCGGGTTGGCCTTGGGTTTTATTGCCAGCAGCGGATTGGCCCTCTGGACTTTGATTTGTCGTTTGGCTTGAAGCGGATTGGCCCACCAAACTACTTAAATTGTATCGGTCGATTATATCATTTGCAATAGCCCTTGGACCATAAATTTTGCCAGTCTCTTGACTTAATTGTGCACCTCTTCCAGCCACTTCCCGGAAAAAAGCTCCTTTTCCATGTTTTTCATCAAAGGCATTTACCACCGGGCTGTACTGAGGGTCTTGAGAATATTCGTCAAACTCCCTATAGACCTGGCTTTCAAGCTGTTGCTGGTGAGCAGTTTCCATACTCTGCATTCGCATTTCATACTTTTGCATCTTGCGATCGGCTTCCATCTCGAGTTTTGATGCTTGAAGCTGTTCTGGACTTTTATTAGCCACATCATAGGCGTGTTGGATCAAATCCTTCTCACTAAACCCGAATCCACTTAATAATTGAGGCAAACTAGGCTTTGGAAGCTCTGCTTTTTCCCAAGCTTTTCCGAAATCCCCCAATTTAGCACTACTATAGAAACCATCAAGATTTTGATAAACCTGATTGAGTTCGCCTTCAGCTTTTTCTCTTTTATCTTGAACAAACTCAAAACCCTCGGCTTTATGGAAAATATCGCGATAATAATCCTCTTTTTCCTTAGAATCGATGACTTTTGAGAGCTCCTCAGGCATTTGCCGCTCTTCTCTCAAATACTTAAATGTGAGGTTTGGAGTGAAAGCCTCGGACTCATTGGTATCACCTTGGCCCTCTTTTTGGTCCGCTTTAATGACCGACTCTTCATTTTCAGATTCCTGCGCTTTATCTGGCGCTGTAATCTCCGGTTCTTTCGCTCCCTCTTCAGTAGAATCTTCTCGGGGACTATCTTCTTTTTCTCCCTCGACCTCTTTTGCGTCATCAACACCATCCTTGGTAGCAGCTTTTATATGCTCACTAATGATATCTGAATCACTCTTTGAATTATCAATCACCGAGGCATCATCAGTTATCGTATTTTCATCTAATGTTTGAACTTCCACTTCTTTCATTTTCCTACTCCCTTAGGTTAAAACATTTCATCAGGCATCATCGGACCCATCTCACCTTGCATCGGTGGGGGGCCTTGAGGACTCTGTAAAATATTAATATTTGATTGAACGTCTTTTATTTCTTGCAATCTTTGTTGATAAAGCCCCTGTTTTTCCATGTTCTCTTTAAGCCACATCAGGGCGTCATTTGGCACTTCCATTCGAGAAGTTTTCTCAGGATTATTAGGGTCATCATTAACGTAAACATCAGCGCGCACCAAGTTTCCACTTGTAGGGATCATGCCAGCACTGGCTGCCCTTAACTCTTCAGCTTGCTGGTTCATGACTTGCTCATGCTCCTGGGCCTTAGCTTCAAACATTTCTTGAATTTGTGGATCAAGCCTGCCGAAATCTTTTTGTGACATTCTACTGGTAAGAAAAGAGAGCATAAGCTCATGGTTGTCTCTCTTCCTAGCAGGAACATAAGTGCCGCGCTCAAGTTGTAAGATATCACTCTCAATGTTTTTGTGATGAATGGTCACGTGCTTAAAAGCTTGCTGACGATTTAGAATTGGAAACTGCATAAGAAGGGAAACTCTAGTTTGCTCATCAAGATCTTTTCCTGAGTAGTGCATGATGGTTTCAAGTTCCATGGTTTTACCCATCATGGTCTCAAGATCCCCACTAATCTCCTCTAATTTAACTTGGTAATCAAGGCGATCAATTTGCTCAAACTCTTCAAAGTTTACAGCCTCCCCCTGGCCAACAACTAACTCAAATCTTTCTGGAGTCATATACTTTTGCTCTAGAAACAAATAAGTGTTAGCAACATCTTTAAAATACCGCTCCAATTTCCCCGCAGGTTTAGAGAACTTAATCTTTTGCCTTTGCATTTTAAAAAGCTCAGCCTTTGGCTCAAAGCCCTGTGCCGATGGGTTTCTGTTGTCATCAATACCTAGCAGTTTATAAATTTCAGCGATATTGTGCTCTAGAAACCCAACGAATTGCTCACCACTTTTCCCTTGAAAATACTGAGGAGTTCCAGTCGTATAAAAAACCCTAATTCCAGGGTGATCAACACCGCGCTCAAACTTAGCACCTTTTGATAGCACAACCTTATCATCGCCGACGGTCAGGTGATGTTCAACTATTTTTGAGGCACATCGATTCGCCTCTAATTGTGCCGGACGCACTCGTTTAATTGGCGAGAAACCACGCGCCGAGCTTTCAAAGCGATCATGACCCTCCCACTTTATAGGAAAGGCAATATCCCCATGCTCACCAAAAGGAATAACTCCCTCAAAGAGTTTTCCATGCTCTGTCCATATTACAAAATAACCTTTTGGATACTTTGGGCACTGGCGAAAATACTTTTCTTTTAAAAGGGTGTGATCTTCTTGCTCCTCGAAAGTCCCGTTGCCAGAATTAAAAACTCTAAAAGTAGAACCTTTTCCCATAGCAAGAGCTTCGATGGCATCATCTTTTTCGTCATCACTCATGGATGTGCTTTTTTTAATCAAAGCCTTAAGAGTGTCGTTTGCAATCATCTTTCTATAAATAAGCCAAGGGGACTCATTCATGTCCTTTGCTGACTTACATCTTAGTAAATCAAAGGGAGCAAATCTTTCAATCACCACTTGCCCATGAAACTCAGGCTTAGTGTCATCAGGGCACATTTCAAACTCTTGAACCATTTGCCCGAATTCATTTACAAGCCCTGGCTCTGTTGTAAGCTTCCCATCAGGAGTTTTATAAAGGGGCTTTTCCTCCCCATCAATGAGCTCTACTTTTTGCTTAAAACCTTTTAAGCCACCCTTAAGTGGATTGTAATAAATCTTAGAGCACACTTCACCGAGTTCAAAAAAGTTATCAATACTTTGTTCTCTAAAAGCCTCCCACTTATTGGCCTCCTTAGAGTGATTCCAAATTTGCCTAACAATCTCAGCAGATTTCTGGTGCCTAATTTCGCCTTCAACAGTGGGGTATGGCAAAACTCCTGGGACCATGGACGCAACAATGTCTTTTGCATCGTTGATTGCTTTTTGCGTGTGATTTTTTACCAAACGAATTCTTTTAGACTGCTTAACATTAGCATCCCTTAAGCTGCGTTCAAGACCACGGCCAACGGTTCTCCTATAATGTTGCCCGGACATAATCAAAATGTTTGATTTCATTTCTGCTAGAACGTCTCGGTCACAAGTCTCACCCTCGTGATAGGAGTTCTCTAGTTTATCAAGATTTAAGTCTTTGTTCTCTTCAGTGTTCATAATCATTCTCACTCTCATCAGTTCCATCTGATGCTATGGTGTTATCTCTTTCATGCGCCATTTGCCGAGCTTGCCACTCCACGGGGTTTGTTAAGTGAAGCATCTCTTCATCAAAATCAGTTTCCGGCTCTTCAATTTCGTTTTCTGGATTATTAGTCTCAACGACTATATTTTTTTTCTGAGTGGCATCGATAAACGCTTGGATCTCTTTATCGTCGATTTGGGTGTGTTGAGATGTGGCAATAGAACTGCTGAAAACAACATGAACACCTTCGTCATTAATTTTCAAATCAGTGACTTCGCACTCCTTGCATTTCTCGACAAGCTTGCCGAGTTTTCCTAAATCAATTTCCATTAATATCCCCCAAGGAGTTCGTTATACTCTTCAATGTCATCTTCAAAGCTCCACTCATCATCAGCATCACTATCTTTTCTAGGATTAGCGTGGCGGCTGGATTTCCTAACCTCTGGCTTTTCATCCACAGGGAAAATCATTTCACTTGTTACATGATCAAAATTCCACGCCACACTCGATAGGCTATAGCGAAGGGAATCAATGCCATCATCTTCAGCGCGAGTTTTCTTAGCACTCAGCTTCAAGTTTTCTAACTCGTAAACCAAATGCTCAGTGTGCTCACCTTCTTCAATATGATACATATTGTTTCGAAATAACGTATTCATTAAATCAAAACCAAAGTCCCTTGCTTTATCAGCTTGCCTGAAGGGAACACTCCCAGCTTGAGCTCTTAAGAAAAACTCTTTTGAATGCCAATCGTAAAAATTTCCGGTCATGTTAATGCCACTTGTCATATCAATGTATTTATTTAATATGTCTGTAGTGGTGGTGTTCTCATGCTTGTTGCCTTTCCAGAAATTATGGAGTTTTCCATATTTAAAGTCAGGCCTTACAGCCGTTATTGAAATTGCTGCTGGATGACCATCTCTGCCACCTGTACCGATATCCACCCCGCCATAAAATAGCCAGGTCCTATCGACTTTTGTTTTTGCTCTAACATTTAGATTTCTATTAAAGCTTGGGAAGGCTAAGCCCTCATCACTTACAAACTTGCCGTGAATTCTTCGATTAACTTCTCTTTCACTTGAGCACTTTGCCTTTCTTCTGGAAATTTCTTCATCAGTAAAAGGAGAAGGAGTCCCATCAGCATAATACTTACAATCATATTCAAGAGATATTTGTCTTTTAAAAGCATCGGGAAACAATTCACCTTTTTTACCCCTTAGCTCCATTGTATCGTACCATTCTTTTTGACCAATGGTGGCAGTAAAGGCAACAGACATCATTCCGTTTCGAACATTTAGTCTTTGGGATAATTCGTCATACAATTTAAAGGGGATCTCTTCATCAATACCAACTGCGTCCACAGTTGATGATTGAAAGTCTGATCTCCAGGTTTTGAAGTAAATCCTCACGCCACTATTAAACTCGTAACCCACAAAGTTATGTCTATGGGTGATTGGCTTCCATCCATAGCGCTCATGATTTTTCATCATTCCACGGGGCATGAATTCCGGCTCCCACTTTGATTTTGTTTCTTCCAGGACAGTGGGCCAATCGGGGTAAATATACCAAAAGGTTCTGGGCTTTGCTCTTGGGAAAAACTCATCCCATTTCTTAGGCTCTGTTGCGAGATCAATGAAGTGTCTGATTTGGCTACTTGATTTTGATCCCTGATTCCCTGCCACCAGAATTTTCATTCTGTTCGTTGATTTCCAGTAATCCAAAGTCCACTGATAGGGCTTAAAAGAAAACAAGTGAGGGAGACAATACTCAAGTTGTTTTCTTTTACTTAGGCGTGTTGCTTCCTCGAAAAGCTCGGTTTTTTTACTTGTCACCGAAAAACCCCAAGGATTTTGCGCTTCAGATAAATGAGGGGGCCAAAGAATTTAAATAACTTATTAACAAGGGCTCTTTTCTTTTTTGCTTTCTCAAGAGCTTTTTCCACAGGAGCATAATGTGTTTTTAAATAATCTTTACAAGCGATTCCAGCCGGGAGTGCTTTAACAATACATTTCTTAAAATCATCCTTGCCACGCGAACATTTAAGAATGGCTTCTTCCTCACTTCGAGCAGAAACAATCACATGGCGGGGATCACCCTTGATTTTA